TATTGTAGCTTGTTGGTCTTCCCAAGTCGCACCGATTGTGGAGCCACTATAAATAGTACCATCGTTGCCCTCTCCCGAACTATCGTAAACAATCGAACCATCACCCTCGCTCAAGTGCCAATAACCTTTGAGGTTGTTTAAGGTTGGTGAAACTATTTCTTTTACGGATACGTTGTCTAATAAACAATTATCGTTTCCTGTTATTCTTTTTATTTTGAATGTAGTTGAGATTGCCGTAAAAATGATTTCATTAAAGCCTTCAACCATATTTACTGTTAAACCTGAAGTTGCTACATCTAATCCTATCCGTCCAAGTGTAATATTTACATCACAAGTTAGTTTGTAAGTTTTACCAATAGTTAAAACATTCGTTTGAGCCATACCTATATTTACTCCTGTTGATATAATTCTTGCTCCATTTGTTTCCCAAGTTATTGTATTTGTTGCATTAGTACCCGACAAATTCCACCCACTTAAATCAGTAGCAAAATCACCATTATCAACCAACTCTTCACTAAGAGAAGAACTTTGAGTTACTTCTTTTATGGATATACTATTAAACACTACAGTGGAATCATCTGTATTATTTCTAAACAAGAAATTTATATTGTTATCTGCGGTGAAAGTATAAGTGTTATCACCAATATTTTCAGTTAAATCAGAAGCATAAGTACCCCCTTTAAATAAAGTTAAAGAAGGATTTCCAATTAGACTATCTATGTTATACTCTAGTTTGTATGTTTTTCCTGTTTCTGGAAGAAGCTTACCATTAAGAGATGAATTAGAGAATTCTAACTTACCTCTGTCGTTATTGCTTGAAGGTTGATTTACGATAGTTAATTTACCATCATCAATGGTCATTGTAGAGTCTACACTACCATTAGTAAATCCTAACCCATAAGATGACGAAGTCAATGTACCGTTACTTTCTTCTGGAAAATCACCTCTTATAATTTCTTCCTCCCCAAGAATCTCTTCTCTTAGAGGTGCTTCCGTAACAAGGTGCTGCGGATTGTTGTAGTCAAAGGTTACATCGTCTTGTGTCCAAGCAGTATCGTACAACTGAAAGTCGGAAACAGTTGCAGCGACTAGATAATCTATACCAGTCGCACTTTCATAACCAGCCATCAATCTACTAAGTTTTAAATACGTAGTAGTCGGAGTGATAGTATCTATTAGTTCACCATCAATATAAAGGCTTATATCTGTTCCATTACTTGTAAAGATTAACCTCTTTGCGTTGGTAAAATCAGACTTGAATACTTCGCAAGAGAAATAATTATAAGTACCATCACTAGACCTATAAAACACATTCCCAGTAGTACCACTTCCGTAGTTTAAACCTATACTCTTTTTGGTATCCTGTCCATATATCCAATCGTGAGTACCAGCAGTATAATTACTTATCCATATAGCAGTAGTCCAAACCGTTCCGTTGCTATTTACATCAGAGCCGAAATCAACATAATCATCACTCCCATCAAAGCTAAGCGCCTTTCCAGTATTGTAGACTTTCACTGAGCTTCTGTTGAAACCCCCGTCCTCTACCTTCTCCTCCCCTAAAGGAGCCTGAGTCCTATCAGCTTTGTACCAAGCCTGCAAACCCTTCTTTGTGACAGATCTTACAGGGCTTCCCTTGGTTATACCTTTTCCTATACCTAACATAGGCTTATGCTATATATGCTAGAACAACTCCACTAGCCACCTCAATAGATGTGAACATCCCAACGATAGTAACACCTGCTGGAACCTCTTCAGCGTCTAAACCATCACCGTTAACCGAAGTACAAGTTATACTCGCATCATCTAAAACTAATATAGAGTTGTAGTGACCTGCGGGTGCAGCTGTACCATTTTCAACTAACTTAAATCCTTTCTGTCCGAAAGATGCTAGTTGGTAATTACCTGGGTTTGTTAAATTTGAATAAGCCATTTTCTTTTATTTTTATAATTATTAAAACTCAATTTAATGAGGGAAGAAGGAACAAGCCTTCACTTAGAATATTACACAATTAAAAGTATAGTTAAAAAAAAATAGCCACCCGAACTGGATGGCTATAAATTTATAGTTATTTGTATTTTATCCTAACCTCTTTTCAATAGAGTTTAAAACTTCCATACCTTCGTCAGTTTTAAACCATGAGGCTAATGCTGAGTATGGGTGTTCATCAAATGGAACAGTCATTAATTTTCTGTCGTTAGTTCCCCATAAAAAGGTTCTGTTATCTCCAGATAATTTAACAATCCCTAATTCTGTAGCTTTGATACCAACATTCCTTAAATGGATATTGTCATCATTCATTAAGTCTAAGAATAGATTAGGGTTTCTTTTAGCGAACACAAGTAAATCTCGTTTAAGTTCTTTAGAACTCATGCTAGATACTTTAGATCCAATCTCTGCGCGCATAACTGCTTCAGCCATATCAATATCTAAACCAACCGCAGCATTCATAGCCTCTAGTTCTAGTTCGATATTATCTACTTCTACTGTAGCATTTTTAACTTCATCCAACTCGAAGTATAACCTATCTTTAAAAGGGTGATACTTAGAGAGAATCTTCTGTAGTATAACTTGGTTCTTGCTAACTTTAATCGAGCCATTTCTAAATACTATCGGAGTTAATCTTGCTATACCTTTAAACTCATCAACAAAAGGTGTTGCTTGATTAGTAGTAGCTGTAATCTCTCTTTCATAGCCTTTATCTGGATCAAACCAAAATAAACCTCTAGACGGTATTTTGTAAGATAACGGTGATTGGCCTCCTTTTAGGATGTAAACCCTATCTCTCATCTCCCACTTATTAGTTTTTTCAACCTGTTTTTCTTCAGGTTCTGCGAAGTACTCCATAGTAGCCTCAACCACCTCTTGTTCTACTACTGCTTCAACCACCTCTTTGGGAGCTGAAGTCTTCTTTGTTTTCTTTGCCATAATATAATATAATAAAAATTAAAAAATAGAAGCCGGGGCATTAGCCCCAGCTTTTAATATAAATAAGTAAATACTATGATTTACCTTTAATCAACATGAAGTTGTTAGCACCTTGAACTACTAAACATCTCTCAGACAGGAAGTGCATTTCCATCGCATCTAAATCAGATGTAACAGCTCCAACAGAACCAGTTGTCCAAGTTTTGTATTTACGATTCTCAGTTTGAGAAGCTCTATAACGAACATGTAAGAATGGGCGTTTTAGGTTTTTCCCTAAGTTTTGATCGTAAACTGTAGATACACCTGCAGGAACAATACATCCATAAACGTCACCCAACCTAGTTGAACCTGCTGCCGCTACATCGTTAATAGACCCACGAGTAGCAACATCGTTTAAGTATTTCCAGTCAGTTTTGTAGAAGTCGTAAGAACCTCTTCTGAAACCAGAGAAACCTAAGTTTAACGCCATATCAGCATCGTTGTCGAATACACCATAAGCAGACCCCGCACCAGCATTACCACCGTTTTGTGCAGCTAACATGTCGTCAATTAGTAACGCTTGGTCTCTATCTAAGAACATCATATTCTCTTCGATCGATCCTTGTTTATCGAACTCTCTAAGTATATCATCAAAGTCGTCCATTGAAGCTATTTGAGAAGCTATATTACCTCTGTCAGAAACAGCAGCAAATAAACCTTCAGTACCCTTGATGTTAGCGTCAACTATATCAGTGGTAGAACCTTTTTTCTCAGCTTCAATCAAAGCCATTTCACAGTAATCTGTAAATCTAGCTTTAGTATCACCAGAAGCTTTTAGATACCATAAGTATCCATTTTGACCTTCCTCACCAGAAACCTCAACCCAGCCAACAGCTGATGCATCAGAACCTGAAACCTCATACTTATCTTTAAGAATAATTGGTTGATTAGAGTATGATTGAAAAGATGGTGCGTTAACAGATTCTCTACCCGTTGTACCTTTCTTATATTCAGAACCAAACACAAAAACTCTACATGCACTACCTGTAGTTGCAACACCGAATGAAGAACCTACGTAAGCTTCAGCTGTAAACTGACCTGCAGTTAATGAACCAGTAGATGCTTGTTCGTTGTAAGTATCTGTAACATAACCTTTAACTGTTTGATCAGCATCAGATACTACAATCATATCACCTTTTCTAATAGCAGAGTCAGTACCACCACGACCATCAATGTCAGAAACAGTTGTAAACGTACCATCAGTAGCTGTGTGAGTACAAATGTAAGCTAAATGCAATCTACCTTGCTCTGACCAAACTACTTGATCTGAAGCCATTGCTTCTTCTGCACCTACTTGAGCTAAGAAGCCTGATACTGTCCTGTTTCCAAAGACCTCAGCTTCTTTCTCCATTAAGTCTGGTAGGTACTGTTGTGCCCAACCTGCTGTTGCTTGAGCGGTAAAATCTAAATAAGAAGACGACAATGTCTGCTTACTTGCCGTTGGGACTAAGTTTAAGTTATTCCCAGCTGTTATTCCAAATGCCATAATTTTTTAATTTAAAGTTTTAATTATTTCTTTTTCCTAATTTTGAATTTGAAATCATTTGAGTCTTCACCTAACACTCTAACTTTCATACCACCTACATTTGTTTCACCATGAGTGCCACGAGCCCCGACATTAATGTTCTTACCTTTAGCTACAGTATCTTTGATTGCATCTGCTTTCCCTTGCTCATAAAAATGTTGAGCGATAGCATCAGCATTCATTGCTGTAAATAAAGACTTGTGATAACCCTTAGCATCTTTCATCTCTCCATTTTCACCGACAAACTTGTCCACAAAATTGTTGATATTACTTTGGGTATTCTTAACGTCGTCTGCGTTCTTAACATTAAACCTGTATTTCTTATCTCCGACACTATAGTCAAAACCTTTGAACTTGTCGTTGAATAGATTGTTAGTTTTCTGTTGAAAAACTTGCTTGTTAGAATCAGATAGCTTCTTAGTCTCTTCAGATTCCTTATTGTAACGATTGAAGAAATCAATTGCTTTTTGCTGCTCACTTGTAAGCTTGCTTCCAGCTTTAATCTCTTCGTAATACTTAGACTTTTGCCCGTCTAAGTAGGTTTTCGCTTCAGCAACTTGCTCTTTCAAAGCGATTTTCTTTGATCTTATTGTACGCTCATCATCCATGTCCTCATCGAAACCGTATTTGTCTTCCAACAAAAAGTTTCTCTCTTCAGCGGATAGATGAGATTTAGTTTTCTTATAGTACTCGTCTAGTACTTCAGAGTCATCTAATTTAGACGTGTCTCTATTTAGACTTACGTAATCGTTTAAATCTCCACCAGTGTCCTCCATGAAGTCCACTAGTTTTTGGATGTTCTCCGGTAAGGGTTTTCCTGTAGCTTGCGCTTCGGCTATTGCTTCCTCAACTTGCTCTTCTACCTCTTCAACTTCTTCGTCAGTAACTTCTTCCAGTACAGTACCCTCTACTTCTTCAACTACTTCTGCTTCAGCTTCTCCTAAAACTTCTTCAACTTGCTCTTCAGAAACTTCTACCGTTTCCTCTTCCACTTCCTCTGTTTCTTGAGCCGGTGGTTTACTAAGGTCGACTTTAGTTACATCGTCCTCTATTGGATTTGAACTAAGCTTAACCTTAGTTACGTTATCTTGCTCTTCTACCATAATAAAATATTATAAAATTAAAAAACTATCGAGGGTTGAACTTGTCTAATCCGAGTCCACCTCCGGTTATATCATTACCTGATGATTCAAACTTTTTAAGTGATTCACCCCTTTTTATTGCTTGCTGATTTTCAGCTTGTTTATCTTGACGTTGATCTTTTCTATCTTCTCTCTTGTTATCTCTCTCGTCTATAATTTCATTCTCCATGTTTCTAAGTTGAAGGTTTATCTGCAACTCGTGGTCCATCAATTCCTTCTTGATTATAGCCTCTTGCTTTAAGTACTCTATCTTCAACTGATTTTTCTCTTGTTCTAACTGAGATTCAATCTGAGCCTTGGCTTGTTCTTTCTGCGTTTCAGCTTGAGCTGCTGCTTGTTGAGCTTGCTGGTTAGCTTGAGATTGAGCTTGAATGTTTTGCTGTTGCATTGCTTGATCTCTCTCGAGTTTCTTTCTCCTCTTTATCTTTAAGAGTTGATTAGCCAGCTTAACATTCCTAACATCCCTTAAATCTATAGCGTCATCTAAGTCTATTAACTTCTGAGCTAGAGCCACTTGAATGTTATTCTCTAACATTTGTTTTTCTTCATCGTCAGGCATTAGCTCTATAAATATACCGAAATCATACAGATGTAATTCGTTCATCTCCTCTAGTGTAGCAACATTATGAGCTCCTATGCTCTGTATAAATGCCTCCCTTGTCGGAGAATACTCTATAATATCTGAGATCCTCAAGGACAGTGCTTCAGCAGTTTCAGCTGTTAGCAATAGCATGGACTGTAATATATGTCTAGTGGCTGTATTTGAGTTTGCAGCTGCTAGTTTTTGTATACCCACTAAAGCATTCTTGTCTGGGGTTGATGCATCTCTAGCTTCATTAAGCCCGGTGACATCACGGATCATCTGTAGGTAGTAGTTGTAAGTTTGTATCAAACTCTGGAGCTTATTACTACCAGCTCCATTCTGTATTTGTTGGATTGGTACTTTACCAGGATTCATGTCTCCTTCAGAGGTAAAACTTCTACCAATAACAGAACCTGTTTGGAAGAACATATTTAGAGCTTCTTGCGGAGAATAGTTTGTACCATTACCCAAATCTATTTCAGCTAATCCGTCAGCATCTAAATAAACACCGTCTGGAACCATACGAGACAGGACTTGTTGTAACTTCAAGTGGGTCAACTGAATCATATCAGCAAACCCAGTTATTCTACTAACTATAGATTCTATCTTACCGTTGTACATCCTAGGCGCAACGATACTGTAGTTCATTTTAACTTTATCAAAGTTGGACTTGCTACGCAGCATGTTCTCAGCCATCTCCCACTTTAGCAACTTGTCAGTACCTAGCACTAACACACCTTCATACAGGCATTCTATAACTCTCTCGAGTTTAGAGAAGTTACCATCCATATCAGCTGGTGGGTTAAAAGTGTCGTCCTTCTCTATAACCTTGTCAGCGCCTGACCCAGTCTCCTTTACTTTATACGTGTTGTTCTTGTGTGTCTTATAATTAAAATATAATACACTAATTTTATTCTTATCTCCGTTGGAGTTATTCACGAGTCTAGTTGAACTCTTAGATCCTTCCACTATCTCGTATATCTGAGATTCAGACAAGTGAGGGAATTCCTTAACCAATTCGTTGATTGGGATTTCTTTAACCTCTCCAACATAATATATATCTTCAAAGTAAGGAGATTCAGTATATGAGTAGACTAGGTTAGCTGGGTCTACATACTGAACTTTAGCTCCATCGCTCCAATCGAACGTAGTCTTAGTGGCACCAATACCTATAGTTGCTAAATCATATATAGTTCTCCTCTTTATAAGATCGAACTTACTACCATCCATCAAAACATTTATAGCCTGCTCCTCTGCTAATTCAACCGCTTGCTTATAACTCAATTGCATGTGAAGCCCTAACTCCTCCTCTGAATCTGGTAACTTATCTTTATCATTCTCGTAGAGGTTCATGTTGAAATTCTTCTGAGCTACATCATTGAAGTCTTTAGATTTCATATCTCTAATTATAGACTCCATATAGTCTGTCCTCCTACTAACACCATACGGGTCCTGAGAGTAAGCTTTAACATCGTACGTTCGTTGTGCCATACCGTTGACAACAATATCTACGAACTTAGGTACTATAGGTACAGGTTTCCAATCTAGGTTTAAGTAGCTTAGGTCACCGTTTATTGACAACTCGTTTTTGTATTTCTGTATAGGTTGTTCTCCTCTGGCGTATAACCTTAGGTTGTGGAAGTTGTTTATATTACCACTGTACTTAGATGTAGCTCCAGAGAACCACTCATGTTCAATAGCTCTAGCCACCTTCAACCCATACTCTTGAGACATCTTCTCTAAATCACTAACTGCTTGTGAAGGGAAATTCTTTACAACAGACTCTGCCATAATTTACTTTTTTATTATTGTTGAATTAAATCCGGTGTTAGTATATTTCGATATGCTTATATCTAATGGTTGTTTCTTTACTTCAGGGTTTGGTCGGTACATATGCCTATTACAAGCCATGATAGCTAAACCAGAACTTATAGCGGCATCATACTTGGTTCTCTTATTTATATTAAATTTACTCCAGTCACTCAGCGTTTCATTGAAATATACAGTACCATAAGTACCATCTTCTAAATGACCAACATGATCATTGATATACATTTCAATAGCTGCAGCGTGGGCTTGTTTTATATCTTCACTGGAGTTAGGCATACCACCTACTTCTCTTTCAGCTACAGATAATTTATTCCAAGCTTTGTC